TCAATCATAAGACAACCCGAGGTACAATTTGGTACAAATCCCGCAGTTCAAAGAACAATCCCCGATAGACATAGATTTGATTATGCAACTGTTCCAACTTGGAACGGGAACTCAATGGGTGCTGACATCTATAAAATCCCACAACCAATACCGGTAGATATTACATATGAGGTTACTATTGTGTGTACGAAAATTAGAGACTTAAATAGATTCAACAAAAAGGTGATGCAAAATTTTGCATCAAGACAAGATTATACTGTGGTAAAAGGACATTATATCCCAATTGTGTTGGATAACATTGCAGATAATAGTCCGATTGAGACAATAGACGGTCGTAGATTTTATTTACAAAACTATAAATTCATAATGTTAGGTTTTCTAATTGATAGTGAGGAGTTTGAAGTAAAACCAGCAATTAGTAGAATGTTTACTATGATGGAATTTATGAACACAGGTACAAAAGTAAACAAAAGAATAATTAGTAAATCTGTGGATATAACAGTTGCCAGTATAATTGCTGATGGTACATCCACAACATATTCGGTTGGTGAAAGTATCGGTGTTTTATTCAACGTTTCAATTAACGGTATTATACAAGAACAAGATTTAAACTTTTACCACATAGGTGGAACACAAAGAATTACATTTTTAGGTGCTCCGAGTCAAGGTGATGTAATTACGATTGCTTATTATAAAGGTAAAAATACCGTTTTGATGAGTAACTACGGTAAAATATTACAATTGGTGGATGAAAATTTTACATATGATGGTAGTACGTTATTATATAATTTACAAAATAACATAGAGAGTATCGTTAGTATTAACATTAACGGAATGGTAGAATATGAAAACACCGGATATCAAATTACAAATAGTAACCAAGTTAGATTTTTAGATGCACCGATAATTGGTTCACGAATTGGTATCAAATATCTAACCTAAGATTCACCGTAAATGTCTTTCTTTTTTGGTTTACAGTACTCTTCTATAAATTTTTCTAAAACTTTATAAATTTTTAATCCATTTTTTTCACAATGGGTTTTTAACATCTCGTGGTGTTTTTCCCCTATTTTGACGTTTTTTGTTTTGTTTTCCATAAAAAAGATATAAAAAGATAAATAACTATCTTTTTAAAAAAAGTATGGAAATCTTTCATAAAAACAAAGATATTTATAAGATAAGTAATAAAAAAAATTAACCAAACAACAATCGATGGCAAATTCAAACAAAGTTTTCGTTTCTCCCGGTGTCTACACATCAGAGAAGGATCTAACATTCGTAGCACAAAGTGTCGGGGTTACAACGTTGGGTTTAGTGGGTGAGACCTTAAAAGGGCCTGCCTTTGAACCTATTTTAATCAGTAATTTCGATGAATTTAAAAATTATTTTGGACCAACTTCTCCAGCTAAGGACGTAAATGGTAACCCAAAATATGAATTAGGATATGTGGCAAAATCATATTTACAAGAGTCTAATCAATTATTCGTAACAAGAGTTCTTGGTTTGACAGGATATAAACCTTACAAATCATTCGGTATCAAAACAATCGGTGGTGTAAATTTACAAGAATATCAAGGTGCGGGTAATTTCACAGGGGTAACTCCAACAAGTGTTGGTATTAATGATATCACAGAATTATACGACCACTTGTCAATAAAACCAGCTTTTGATGGTTCAACAATAACAGAATATATTGTTAAAACTTTCAGTGGTTATTCATCAAGTGATAATGGAAAATGGTTTGTTTTAGGTAAAGTACCTAATGCAGAAATTTCTGACATAAACGGATTAACAGCAAGTAAAGAGGTTGTTTCACCATTAACAGGTAAATTAAACGCATCTAACGGTAACACAAAAGAATGGTACAACGTATTATATACATTAGCTAACCCAAGTGACGAAACAACTGTTGATGGTGTTTATTCTTATTTATTTGAGTGGAAAGGTTCTTCTTTTGATGTAACAAGATATGATTATGATGCTGAACATAACACAGATTATGATGGAGTAGTAGTTGCATCGTTAAGATCAAGAGGTCGTTATGTTGGACAAACATTAAATCTTGAGGTTACAGGTAATACAAGTTTCACATTAACTGAGGTTAGTAATATGAAATTCAATCCATTGGGTGAATTTACAATTAATGTAACAGGAGCAACAGGTGGTTCTAAAGAATTTACTTGTACTTTTGACCAAACTTCAACAAAACATATTTCTAAAGTTTTAGGAACTGATGTATTTGATAAAGAATATGGTAATTTCCCTGTGTATGTTAACGAGTCTTATTCAAATTTAGTTAAATCAACATTTGAAAGAGGTTTAATTAGAGGTATATCAATGGTTCCATCTTACGAATTAGAAGGTAACAACTACTTAGGTTCTTGGGATACTACAATCTCACCTATGGTGGTTTCTGAAGTTCGTGGTGGTGAAGTTGCTGATTTATTCCAAGTTATTACCATTTCTGATGGTGAGGCTGCAAACTTCCAAGTAAAGATTACTGTTCAAAACATTAATTTAGACACAATGGAATTTGATTTATTGGTTCGTGATTTTAACGACACTGATGATAATCAAGTTATTCTTGAGAAATATTCAAGATGTTCGATGGACCCAAATTCAGTAGGATATATTGGTAGAAAAATTGGTACATCAGACGGTGAATATGAATTACGTTCAAAAGTTATTATGTTAACAATGGTTGATAATCACCCAACAGACTCAATACCTGCTGGTTTTAAAGGATTTGCAACTAATATGGACTTTGGTGGTAATTCAACATTAGGTAGTGTATTATATAAGACAGACTACATAGATGCAGGTGACGTTGTAAAATATGCGGCGGACGGTACTCCATCAATAGAATCGGGTGATAAGATTAAAAAGGTAACATTAGGTCTTTCATCTCAAGTTGGTTTTGATAGTGATTTATTGAAATTCAAAGGTACATTAGGTACTGATGAAACTTACGGTTTCCACTTATCATCAAATGCTGCAACTATTACAGGTGCAACACCAAGTGGTTTTAAATATAAAACAACACCTTACGATTTTGAAGGTCAAACAGGAGTTGATAATAAATTAACCGCACTTACTTTCCGTAAATTTACATTTGCAGTATATGGTGGTCACGATGGTTGGGATATCTATAGACAAGTAAGAACAAACATTGACGATTTTGTATTTGGTAAAACAAGATACATAAGTGGTAATACTGTAAATAATGGTGTATTCAGTACTTCAGTAGGAAACTCTGATTACTACGCTTATTTACAAGGTATTAATACATTTGCTAACCCTGAAGCTATTGATATTAACATATTTGCAACTCCAGGTATTAACTTCTTTGACCACAGTTCATTGGTAAATCAAGCAATTGATATGGTTGAGAACGAAAGAGCAGATTCATTATACATTATGAACTCACCTAATATTACAGGAGCAACAGCAGCAGCTGATGTGGTTGGATATTTGGATGATGCGGCTATCGACTCTAACTACTCAGCAACATATTGGCCTTGGATTCAAGTAAGAGATACCGACAACTCAACTCAATTATACATTCCACCAACAGGTGAGGTTGTTAAGAACATTGCGTTGACAGATAATGTATCTTATCCTTGGTTCGCAGTTGCGGGTTACTCAAGAGGTTTGGTAAATGCAATTAAAGCAACTAAAAAATTAACTCTTGATGAAAGAGATGAATTATACAAGAACAGAATTAACCCAATTGCAACATTCTCTGATACAGGTACAATTATTTGGGGTAATAAAACGTTACAAGTTAGAGAATCAGCTTTAGATAGAATCAACGTAAGAAGATTGTTATTAAGAGCAAGAAAGTTAATTTCGGCAGTTTCTGTAAGATTATTGTTTGAACAAAACGATGATCAAGTAAGAAACGAATTCTTGAGATTGGTAAACCCTATCTTGGATTCAATTAAAAAAGAAAGAGGTCTATATGAGTTCCGTGTAACAGTATCAAATGATCCAGAGGACATCGATGCTAACACATTAAGAGGTAAGATTTATATCAAACCAACTCGTTCTCTTGAATTTATTGACTTAGAATTCATCATTACTCCAACAGGAGCTTCATTTGAAAATATCTAATCTAAAAGGAGGATATAAAAATAAGAAAGGGAGGCCGAAAAGCTTCCCTTTTTTGTTATGTTCTACGTGGAACGGTATTTTATAAAAATTATATTATTATATTATCTCCAGTATACTAGAACTAGTTATACTAGTATTTATTATTGATATATAATTAAGTAGAAAGATATACTGGAACTGGTTATACTGGGTGACTGTAAAAAACTACGAAAAATAAACGATAAAAACAACTATTTCTAATAATTAATCCAAAATAAATTTATTTCCCATTTGGATATATTTATAAGAAAGTAAAAATAACTTAAAAATTTTAACAAACACAATATGGCCGATTTATTAATGAAAATGCCGACTCCGTACGAACCAAAAAGAGTCAACCGATTCATCGTTAGATTCCACTCTTCTTTAGGTATCAACGAATGGTATGTATCCTCCGCTTCTAGACCAAGTGCAAAGATAAATTCAGTAGCAATTCCTTTTTTGAACACTTCAACTTATGTTGCGGGTAGATTTGAATGGAATGAAATGAAAGTAAAGTTCAGAGACCCAATCGGACCATCTGCAGCTCAAGCGTTAATGGAATGGTTCCGTTTACACGCAGAATCAGTAACAGGTCGTATGGGTTATGCTGCCGGTTATAAAAAAGATATCGATTTAGAAC